TAACGCTGTTGCATAGTGCGACCAACGCACACTTGATGCACTTCAAAACAAAGTCATTCTCTCAGCACATGGCTTTAGGTACTTATTACGATGAAATTGTAGACTTAGTTGATGGGTATGTAGAAGCCTATCAGGGCATTTATGGATTAATTGAAGATTATCCTAATGTTTACCACTCACCAAAAGATCCAGTTAAATACTTTGAATCATTACAAAGATTTGTTAAAGATGCTCGCAATGATCTTCCCAAAGACCGTCAGCTTGAAAATTTAGTTGATGGCATAGCTGATTTAATTGATTCAACAACTTATAAACTTAAATTTTTGGGGTAATCATGCCTTTAGATAAATCAGGTAGCAAAGAATCAGTCGGCAAAAACATCAAAGCCGAGATGAAAGCTGGTAAGCCTAAGAAGCAAGCCGTGGCGATTGCACTTAATGTTGAGCGTGATAACGCCAAAGGTGCTCGCAAAGCTACTTTAGAAGAAGCTTATGGTCGTTTTCTTGGTGAGCGTGAAGAAGAAAAATGAGCCGTAAAGATGACATCCGTGCAGCAGTAGAAAAGCACGATAAGCCAATTGCCAAGACTACTAAAGGCAAAGGCCGTCATTACTTGTCAGCCGAAGAAGGTGCTGGCATGACTGAAGCAGGTAGAAAAGCGTACAACGCAAAGAATAACGCAAACTTACAAGCCCCCCAATCTAGTGGCCCACGCCACGATAGTTTCTGTGCAAGATCAGCAGGATGGACTGGGGAACGGGGAAAAGCAGCTAGAGCAAGGTGGAAGTGCTAATGAAAAACGGACTATATGCCAATATTCACGCTAAACGCAAAAGAATCGCTGAAGGTTCAGGCGAAAAGATGAAAAAAACTGGTGCTGAAGGCAGGCCATCTGCCCAAGACTTTAAAGATGCTGCCAAGACTGCAAAGCCTACACGCAGAGAAACCATTGAATCTAAGATGAAGGATATGTAATGAAACACTACAGCCGAACATACAAAAAAGAAGATGCCATGCTACGCAAAGAGCATGAATCTACATTAGAGAAACAACAAAGACTAAGATTAGAGCGTAGAGCCGCTATCGCTAATAAAGTGAAAGACTTAGACAAAGAAGTTAAATAGTTGTAAACTTAAGCATCATTAACTAACTACTTGGTTAAATATGCAAATTAAAGAAGTTGCTGTAGATAAGCTAATCCCTTACGCAAAAAACAGCAGAACCCACAGCCCTGAACAGGTTGCCCAAATTGCCGCAAGCATTAAAGAATTTGGCTTTCGCAACCCTATATTGGTAGACGGGGTAGGCATTATTGCAGGGCATGGTCGTTTAATGGCCGCCCAAAAGCTAAACCTAGACAAAGTACCCACAATTGATTGTTCAGATATGACTGAAAGCCAAAAGAAGGCTTACATCATTGCTGACAATAAACTAGCCATGAACGCTGGGTGGGATATGGACTTCTTAAAGCTAGAGCTACAAGACTTAGAAGATGCAGACTTTGACCTATCACTTACAGGCTTTGATGATAAAGAGCTAGATGCCATATTAAATGTAATTGAAGGCACAGACGGTTTAACTGATGAAGATGCCGTACCTGAAACACCAATAGAACCCAAGACAAAGCTAGGCGATATTTATATCCTTGGAAATCATAGACTTATGTGCGGTGATAGCACAAGTATTGATGCGGTAGAGAAGTTACTAGAAAGCCAAAAAGCTGATTTATTGTTTACTGACCCCCCATACGGGGTTTCATATGAAGGTGGTCATAATAAGAAAAAGCGTCAAGGAATCATAGCTGATACGTTGCAAGGCGAAGATTTAACAGACCTTTTTTATGAATCACTATCTACTGCTGTCACATGGCTTAAAGATGGTGCGGCATTGTATGTATGGTACGCATCAGGTAAAAGCATAGAAACATACGCTTCATTGGCAAAATTACCATTAAAGCTACGAGCAGTTATTCAATGGTATAAAGTTAAATCAGGATTGGGAGCGTTTATGTCCCAGTACATTCCAAACTGTGAGCCTTGTATGTATTTACATAAAGAAGGATGCTCACCTTCTTGGTACGGCCCAACTAATGAAAAGACAGTATGGGAACTTAAGAAAGAATCAACTAATGCTTATCATCCAACCCAAAAGCCAGTTGAGTTGCCTGAAAGAGCCATTACAAATAGCACAAAGCAAGGTGATTCTGTATTAGATTTATTTGGTGGCTCAGGTTCTACACTTATTGCCTGCGAAAAGATTGGCAGATTGGCTAGAGTTATGGAATTAGATCCCAAATACTGTGATGTCATAGTTAAGCGTTGGGAAGATTTCACTGGTAAAAAAGCTATTTTAGCGGAGTTATAAAAATGGCAGAAAAAGGTAGACCCCCACATAAACCAACTAAAGACAGCCAAGAACAGGTTAAACGCTTGTCTGCTTTGGGTTGCCCACATGAAGATATAGCTACAAGACTAAAGATTAGTGCTGATACTTTGGTTAAGTATTACAAAGATGAATTAGACGAAGGGCGTATTGATGCTAATGCTGCAATTGCAGGCACATTGTTTGCTCAAGCTAAAAAGGGTAATACTGCTGCCGCTATCTTTTGGCTAAAGACACGGGCTAGATGGAAAGAAACCCAAGTTAATGAGGTTACTGGATCAAACGGTGGTGACTTAAGAATCTCATGGGCAGATGAGTAAGGATATAAAGCTTAAATACCGCCCTAGAAGCGTTTTTGAGGACTATCACAACCGTAAGGAGCGATGGGCTGTAATTGTGGCACACAGGCGTTGTGGCAAGACCGTAGCCTGTATTAATGACCTAATTGTTAAAGCCTTGATAGAAAATAAGCCACACGCCCAATATGCTTATATTGCCCCATATTACAGTCAAGCTAAGTCTGTAGCTTGGCGTTACCTTGAACGCTTCTCTGAGCCTGTATTGGCAAAATCTAACCAATCTGAGCTATGGGTAGAGTTAATTAATGGGGCTAGAATCAGGCTATTTGGTGCTGATAACCCTGATTCACTTCGAGGAAACTTCTTGGATGGGGTAGTTTTAGACGAAATGGCAGACATGAAGCCATCATTATGGGGTGAGATTATTCGCCCATTATTGGCAGATAGATTGGGATGGGCTACCTTTATTGGCACACCTAAAGGCCATAACGCCTTTTATGACATCTATAACGAAGCTACTAAAAAGCCTAACTGGTACACAAAAGTATTAAGGGCAGACCAAACTAACCTATTGGCACAGTCTGAGCTAGATGATGCCAAGGCTTCCATGTCTGATAACCAATACGAGCAAGAGTTTCTATGTAGCTTTGAAGCTGCCATCCTTGGTGCTTACTATGGCCAAGAGATGCGTAGGCTTACAGACCTTGAGCGTATTACAACCATTGATTACGACCCTATGTTCCCTTGTCATACAAGTTGGGATTTGGGGTTCAACGACAGTACTGCAATTATTTGGTTTCAAGTAGTCTACGGTGAAATCAGAGTACTAGATCATCACTCATCTAACGGTCAACCAATATCATTTTACACAGGTTTACTTGCCCAAAAAGAAGATGAATTTGGGTATAAATATGGCTATCATTATCTACCCCATGACGCTAGAGCAAAAACACTAGCAAGTGGTGGTAAGAGCATAATCGAGCAAATTGCGACAAAAATTGACATAAAACACCTAAAAATTGTTCCAAACCTGTCAATTCAGGATGGTATTCAAGCAACACGACTTGCATTAACTCGAACTTGGTTTGATAATAGATGCGAAGAACTTATTGAATGTTTACGACAATATCAGCGAGAGTGGGATGATGATAAGAAAGTATTTAGAGATCGCCCTAAACATGACTGGACATCACATTCGAGTGATTCCATGCGTTATCTCAGTATTGTTTGGAAAGATGAGGACAGCCCTATCCTCAGTGATTCAAGGATTAAAGGACTTCATGTTGGGCAAACGGATGTAACGCTTAACGAGATGTGGAAAGAAACCCCTAAAACAGTTAATCGCAGGATATAAATATGGAACATACATACCAAGATTGGTACAACTGCATAGCCCAATATGAGCGTACTTATAAGGAATGGGAAGGCAGAGCAGATAAGATTGTCAAGCGTTATCGTGATGATTCTCGCAGCCGAAACAATCCTAATGCTAAGTTCAATATCCTGTGGAGCAATGTCCAAACAATCACTCCAGCAGTATTCGCAAGACTTCCAAGACCTGATGTAAGCCGTAGATTCCGTGACAACGATCCAGTAGGTCGTGTTGCTTCCATGATGCTTGAAAGAGCCTTGGAGTATGAGATTGAACATTACGGTGATTACGCTTCTGCCATGAAACAGACGGTTCAAGACCGTTTATTGGGTGGTCGTGGTACGGCATGGGTTCGTTATGAGCCACATATTGTTGGCCAACAAGCTGGCATGGGGGAAGGTGCTCCTGATGATGGCTTCCAAGTTACTGAAGATACAGACGAAGCTGAAACCGAAGGCGGTATTTATCGTGAAGATCAAGAGCGTATTGAGTACGAATGTGCTCCAGTTGACTATGTTTACTGGCGTGACTTTGGTCTAACCGTTGCCCGTACATGGGAAGAAGTAACTGCGGTATGGCGTAAAGTTTATATGGAACGCCCTGCCTTGGTTGAACGCTTTGGTGAAGAACTTGGCGGTAAGATTCCCCTTGATACAAAGCCTGAAACATCTAAATCATTTAATGAGAAGATGGGCGAAGGTGCATCTGAAGCCGTAGTCTATGAGATTTGGGATAAAACCACAGGTCAAGTTATTTGGCTAAACAAGTCAATGGGTAGAATTCTTGATACCCGTGATGACCCACTACAGTTAGAAAACTTTTGGCCATGTCCAAAGCCAATGTTCTCAACAATCACTACAGACAGCCTAATTCCTGTACCTGACTTTGTTCTTTACCAAGACCAAGCTAGACAGTTAGATACATTAGCAGACCGTATTGATGGATTCATTCAAGCCCTTAAAGTTCGGGGTGTATACGATGCTGCCGAGCCATCATTAGCCCGTCTATTCTCTGAAGGTGAGAACAACACACTTATTCCAGTTAAGAATTGGCAAGGTTTTGCTGAGAAGCAAGGCATGGCAGGAGCTATTAACCTTGTAGATATTGCCCCAATCGCTCAAGCATTGAATATGTCTTATCAGGCAATGGAGCAAGTTAAAGGTCAAATTTACGAGATTATGGGTATTGCTGATATTCAGCGTGGCCAAACAGACCCTAACGAAACGCTTGGTGCTCAGATTATCAAGTCAAACAACGCTTCAGGGCGTTTAAAGACAATGCAACATGATGTAGTGAACTTTGCTACAGCTTTGTTACAAATCAAAGCACAGATTATCTGCCAACACTTTACTGATGACACAATCATCAAGATTTCAGGTGCAATGCAGTTAAGCCCACAAGACCAAATGCTTATTCCTCAAGCATTGGAATTGTTAAAGAACGAACCTGCTAAGAACTTCCGTATTGAAGTAACTACGGATTCAATGATTTATCAGGATGAGCAACAAGAAAAGCAAGACCGTGTTGAGTTCCTAACAGCAGTAAGCCAGTTTATTCAGACAGCACTCCCAGTAGCTCAAGGCGTACCTGAACTTACTCCATTGTTGATGGAGATGTTGAAGTTTGGTGTTACAGCATTTAAAGCTGGCAAAGGGCTTGAAGGTCTTATTGATGAAACTGCGGATCAATTCCGTCAACAAGCTGAACAAGCTAAAGGTCAACCTAAGCCACCTACTCCTGAACAGATTAAGCAACAAGGTGAGATGCAGAAGCTTGAGTTGCAAGCTCAGTTGAAACAACAAGAAATGCAAGCTCAAATGCAACTTGAACAGCAAAAGATGCAGATGCAAGTTGAAATGGAGCGAGCCAAGCAAGAGTATCAATCTCAAGAAACTCAAGTTCGTATGCAGTTAGAAGAACAGCGTAACGACAAAGAGCGTGAGATGGAGATGAGAATCGCTCAAATGAAGATGAACACAGAGCGTAACACTCAGCTATTGCTTGCTTATGTTAATAACGGTGCAAAGGTTGAAGTAGCTCAAATCTCTGCTGGCATCAATGGCGGTGAAGGATTACCACAAGCCTATGATTTAGATGAAGATATGGCTAAAGCTATGGAACATCCATTGCAACCTATTGCTAGTGCTATTGAGCAAGGTAATCAACAAATGACTTTGGCTTTATCTGATCTTATCAATACAATGAACGAAAACCAAAACAGGCCAAAGCAAGTTATTAGAGGTCAAGACGGTAAAATTATCGGAGTTCAATAATGGCCATTACAGTCAAGCACACCAAGGTTTCAACGATACCTGATGGCGATGATTCGTCTTTAATTCGCCCTAGTGATTGGAATGATGACCATGTACTAACAGGCACTATCCCTGTAGCTAATGGCGGTACAGGTGCTGCTACTTTGACAGGATATGTCAAAGGTAATGGCACTTCAGCCATGACAGCGAGTGCAACCATCCCAAATACAGATGTAACTGGCTTGGGAACAATGTCCACTCAGAACGCCAATAATGTGGCGATTACTGGTGGAACAATGTCAGGTGTTACTGTTACAGGATACATTCCTACAAGTGAAAAAGCTCAACCTTTAGGTGTTGCTACGCTAGATGCTGGCGGTAAAGTCCCAACAAGTCAGATTCCATTGCAAGGTGACTTAAATTACCAAGGCACATGGAACGCATCAACAAACACACCTACCCTTACAAGTTCAACAGGCACTCAGGGTTATTACTATGTTGTAAGCGTAGCTGGCACAACAAACCTTAACGGTATTACCGATTGGCAGATTGGCGATTGGGCTATTTACAACGGCTCAGTATGGCAAAAGGTAGACAATACAGATGCCGTAAGTAGCGTAAACGGTCAAACAGGTACAGTAGTTCTTACTACTACAAACATCGCTGAAGGCACAAACGAATACTTTACAACTGCTAGAGCAAGAGCATCAGTAAGTGCAGGAACAGGCATTAGTTACGATAGCGGTACAGGTGTAATTACTAACTCAAGCCCATCATTGGGTGGCGATGTAGTTGGCCCAGCTTCTGCCACAGATAACGCAATTGCTCGTTTTGATAGCACAACAGGCAAGTTAATCCAAAATAGCGTAGTAACTGTCAGCGATACAGGTGCTATTGATGGTGCAACAACCATTACAAACCTAGATTACCTAGACTTTGACACTACTTACAACACAACTTTAGGTGCTGGGCAGTTAGGTTGGAACGGTAACGACACGCTTGGTTTAGGCATGATTGGCGGTAATGTCGTTCAGCATATTGGCGAGGATCAGTTTTTCTATGCCAAAGCAACATCGGCCATTACCAAAGGTCAGGTTGTTATGTTTACAGGTGCGGTTGGAGCAAGCGGAGTGCCAACAGGAGCACCTGCTACAGGGATTACCGATGGCACATACATTATGGGTATTGCTGCCGAAAACATAGCAAACAACGGTTTTGGCTTAGTTCAATCGTTTGGAACACTACGCAATGTCAATACAAGCGGTTATGCAGACGGGGATATTCTTTGGTACAACCCTGCCGTAGCAGGTGGCTTGACTAAAACTAAACCAGTAGCCCCTAATGTCAAAGCACAAATGGCAGCCGTTATTAATGGCGGTTCAGCAGGTGGTGGCACAATCCTTATTCGTATTAACTTTGGTTCAACTCTTGGTGGCACAGATTCAAACGCTGAGATTGGTACACCTAGCAACGGTCAAATAATTACTTATGACGGTTTAGACGGGTATTGGAAAAACACCGATTTAACGGCTGGTACTGCAATATCGGTAGCTGAATCTTCTACTGGCGTATTGACCATTAACAATACAGGCGTTACTTCTGCTGTAGCTGGAACAGGAATCTCAGTATCAAGCGGAACTGGTGCGGTAACCATTACAAATACAGCACCTGATCAGACTGTAGCCATTGCTAGTGGTACAGGAATTAGCGTATCAGGCACTTATCCTAACTTTACTGTTACTAATACAAGCCCATCAAGCGGTGGAACGGTCACATCAATTACAGCAGGAACAGGTTTAACAGGCGGCACAATCACGACTTCAGGAACTATCGCCATTGATTCTACAGTCGTTGTTACAACAGGAAGTTATGCAAATCCATCTTTCATAACTAGCTTAGATGGTAGTAAAATCACAGGAACATTAGATGGCGGTTCATTTTAAGGATTAATCATGGCAACGACAATTAAGTTAAAAAACAGTGTAACTACAACAAATGCCCCTAGTTCTTTGGCACAAGGTGAAGTCGCTATCAATGTGACAGATAAAAAAGTATGGGTAGGTAATGCTGCCACTACACCAGTTCAGCTATTGGGAACAGGATCAGACGGTTCATTTACTAACTTAACTGTTAGTGGCACTACTGCCCTTAACGGTGGAGCAACACTAGGAGATGCTAGTGGAGATGCTTTAACAATCAATAGTAGTGCTGTAAGTATTCCAAACGGATTAAACTTTGATAGCAATACTTTTGTTATTGATGCTACTAATAATTATGTGGGTATTGGTACAAGTAGTCCTGCTACTATTGTTCATGCACAAAAATCATCTGGAAATACTTATTACAGAGCACAAAACAATTTAGCCAATGTTGATTTTGGTGTTGATGGTGCTGGAACAGGTATTTTATGGAATAACAGCAACTATCCACTTGCTTTCGGCACTAACAACTCAGAGCGTATGCGTATTGATAGCTCTGGTAATGTAGGTATTGGTACTAGTAGTCCTGATTCTAAACTTCATGTGCAGCGTTCAAACGATGGAGTTATCGGCACATTTAGAGGAACTTCAAGTGCTCAATTGTTGTTAAGTATTGCAAGTGGCAATCTTGTTTATGATTCATCAAACGGAAATGCAACTCATGTTTGGCAGTCAAACACTACAGAACGCATGAGAATAGATAGCTCTGGTAACTTGCTAGTGGGAACTACGAGCCGAGTAAATAATGAAAGACTTTCCGTAAAACAAACTGGTAGTGGTGCTTGGCCTATTATTATGCTTGGTGAAGATAGAGGAGCAGTTTTTAGAATAACAGCATCATCAGGATATGCTGCATATTTTGAGAGAAATAATGGCAGTTATACAGGCGATATATTCATTACATCATCAGGCACAACGACTTTTAACACAGCATCAGATTATCGCCTAAAAGAAAACATTGCACCAATGACAGGTGCTTTGGATAAAGTGGCTGCTCTTAAACCTGTTACTTATACTTGGAAATCAAATGGCGAAGCATCACAAGGCTTTATTGCTCATGAGTTAGCTGAAGTAGTACCTGATTGCGTAACTGGTGAGAAGGATGCAGTAGATGCTGAAGGCAACCCAGTTTATCAAGGTATCGATACAAGTTTCCTTGTTGCAACGCTCACAGCAAGTATTCAAGAGTTGAAAGCTATTGTTGATGCACAAGCAGAACGCATAGCAGTTTTAGAATCTAAATAAAGGATAAATCATGGAATTTAAAATCGTAGATTTAAACCGTAGCACAGACGGTGATGTAGTAACTACAGTACATTACACAGTATCTAAAACTGATGGTGAAGCAGTAGGCTCATCATACGGTTCAGTAGGCGTAGAAGTAGGCGATACAGTCATACCTTTTGCCGAACTAACAGAAGCTGTTGTGATTGATTGGGTTAAGGAAAAGCTAGATTTAGTATCACTCGAAGCTAGTCTTGATGCTCAAATTTCTGAAGCAAAAGCACCTAAAGTAGCAACTGGCTTGCCTTGGTAATAGTTTTTTAACAACTTAGGAGAAAATAATGGGAAAAAATGAAAAAGCCCCGTTTATTGTATTAAATGATGTGGAATACGACATTGAAAGCATGACAGATCAGCAAAAAGTGATGATTAATCACCTTGCAGACCTTGATAAAAAGCTAGGTTCTATGCAGTTTAATATTGAACAATTGCAAGTAGGGCGTGAAGCTTTTATCAAAATGCTATCTGAATCTTTAACTGCACCTACTGAAGCTATCCAGTAATGTTTCAAACGGCTTTCCAAGCTAATGCGTTTCAAGTAAATGCTTTTCAGATTTACATTCAACCCACTCCTGAACTTGGGGGTGGGGATGATGCTTCATGGACACCTGAAGAACTGCGTAGAATTAAAAAGCTACAACAGAAAATTGCTGAAAGACAACGCTTACTAGAGAAAGCCACCAAAGAAGCCAATGCTTCACGCAAACAAGCATTTAGAGATCAAATTGATCCTGTTGCTAAAGTTAAGCAATCTAAAGTACAATCCAAACAAGAGGTTAAAGCTGATATACCGTTAGCTGAAACAGAAGATTTACAACGGTCTATAAGCTACCTTGAAAGACAACGGGATAACATCCTTCAGGCAGTAGCTTACAGAAACGAAATGGCTCGTATTCAATATGAGTTACAAGTGCTAGAAGCCAAACGCCAAGAGGAATTTGACGATGAGGCTGCACTATTACTACTGATTTAAACCCACACGCAGAATATAAGAAAGCCTACGATAACCTACACGCAGGGCGTTATGCTGCTGGATTTAGGCTTTTTGAATACCGTTGGCATCAAGCAATCCTAGCCAATCAAACAATTCCATACGCAAGACTACCTGTAGCCCCTAAAACATGGCAAGGTGAATCACTTATTGGTAAGACCATTGTGGTACAGATGGAACAAGGCTTTGGGGATATATTCCAATACGCTAGATTCTTGCCAGCATTGAAGGTTTTGGGTGCTAAAAAGCTCGTTGTTTTGTGCGTACCCCCATTGATGGAAGTATTAGGTCAAATGGAGTGTATTGACCAACTTACAAACTTGACAGAAGATGGCCCAGCCCATGAATGTGACTACTGGATTGGCTCAATGTCACTACCTTACTACATAGATTGTGCAATGCCCTATGTAAAGTCACTATTTCCCATTACAAACACCAAAGTCGTTGGTTCAGAAGGCTATTTTGAAGCTGAACCTAGTAATATCCCTAAGAAAATAGGCGTTAATTGGTCTGCAAGCAAGGGGACTTTGCATTGGATTAAGTCTATTTCTGCTGAACACATGGAAAAACTGGTGGGAAGTGATGCTTACAGCTTAAACCCTGAAACAGACGGCAATTTCTACCCCTTACCGAATGATGGGTGGAAGAAAAACTGGGCTATTACCGCTAAACACATGAAAGCTATGAAGGGGGTTGTTACTGTAGACACAGGAACTGCACACTTG